ACCTTCGCGGACCACCCGAGTTTTGCATTGGTGATCATCACCGTATCGCCTGCGCGGACCTGCATCGCTTCGAGTCGGAAGCGCGCGGTGAATGTGATTTCTTCGCGCGCTCGGCGGAGCTCGATGACAGCGAGACGCTGCGCGCAAGACGAGGAGGTCGTGAACGGCAGCACTACGTCGCGCCAGTAGCGCACGCTGTTGTCCGCCGTGTAGTAGGCCGATGGCGCAATCGAAGGGAAGTCCGAGACCTGCCATTGATTTGCCTCGGAGACGTAAACACCTTTCACGGCGTTCACGCGATCGCGCGCGCTCGTCCGCGTCTGCACGCTCATGCCGCCAGCGAAATGCTTCTCACTCAGCGTTACGGTTGGGATGCGGTAGCCCGCCGCGTAGAGCACAATCTTGCCGCCTGAGTAGGCGATTAGCCCGCCCATCGAGCTAAGCAATTTGCCGATGTTAGAGTCTGGCGATTCGCTCGTTGAGAGCACGCCATTGCACTCGTAGCGGTTCTCGTAGGTGACCGGCGAGACCGGCAGCACCTGCACTTGCTCGTCGCAAATGTTCGCCGCAGTCTTGAACGATTCCACGTCAATCTCGGTGTCGTTCATGGAGAGCGCAAGATCGCTCTTGAGGTAGTCGAGCAGACAGAGCGCTGGGTTTGCGCTCCATGCGGTTGTCGAAGTGCGCGGATCGGCAACGACCTTGCCTTTCACGATCGCCGATATGTTCGGGATTCCGTTTGTATAAACCTCAGTGTCCCAAAGCAGGTTCACGTAAATGTAAGCGATGCCGCGCATCCGATGCGCGTCGGTCCATCGCCCATCGGTGAGCCCTGAGGTCGCGGACACGAGTTGCGGCTGCGCTACCTGAGTTGAGCTTCCGAGCTGCTTGTAGATTTGAGCCTTCCCTACAAAGCGGCCCTGATTTGCCGATGAGCCCGATCCGGTAAGCGCCAAGTCTTCGCCGAAATACACGTCCCCGATTTCCTGCACCGCGTGACCGGCCAACGCGACGACCATGTGTAAGTTTTCGTTTTTGTTTCCTGTCGTGGAAATGTAAACGACCACGCCCGAAACCTTCGATGTGCCGTAAATGATTTGGCGCGAGGCAATCGGAGAGCGCACCATTTGCGAACGCTCCGAGAGCGAGGCGTCTGAGAAGCTCGGCATCTTTGGCGCAAGGAGCTTTGACGCGGCCATCGAGGCGGCTGTAAGCGCCACGAAATTAACGACGGCGATCGCTGCGGCCTCACTGAGCACGACTGCACCAGCTACTGCGTTGACGCCAACATAAAGGTAATAGGCTGCGTTAATCAGTAGGCTCGGCATGGTGTTAAATTCTCCAAATTCGCGCGTCGGTCTGAAGATGCGTATTGATAAAACTCAGCCCATCGCGACCCACGAACGCAGATTGCGCTCCCATCACGACGCCCGCGCAGTCCCCATCACCAGAGTCCCGCACGATGATGTCCCCGCGCCCAGCGAGCGACAGCGCGACCTCTCGAAATCCAAGAGCAAGCAAAGCGCGCGCGACCATCACGTCGAGCCCTCCGCTTCGTTTAATGATGCGCCGTGCACCGAGCCCAGAATTGTATTTTCCGCGAAGATCGGCGGCAGGGTCTAGATCAGTAGCCAGCCGCACCCAATCGGCCGCAAACAGGCAGCAATCGGCCTTCCCCCACGCGAATGGAACGTCACGCCGCTCGTCAATGAACCCAGCCAAGAGCTTTGGCCAATTTGCAGCGCGGTTCATTAGTCGTCGGGCTGCGTTGTTTCGCTGCCGCCGTTCCAGTTCGACGCGTTCGTCGTGTTCTGGTTGCCCCAGTAAATCGTCTTTTCTTGAATCGCGTTTACGAACTCTAGCCCGAGGTCCGGCAAAGTGATTGCCGCGTAGGTCGGAAAAAGCGTCTGCTGATCTTCATCGGTGTAGCGTTGTTCACGAGTGCGCTTGAAATCGACAAGCTTGTTTTCCGCGCTCATGGTGATGAGCGACGTCTGCCCGTCGTCGCTGATTTGCATCACGTCCATTCTGCCGGCAAAGATCGTGATCGGTGATGCGATGAGCCCAGCCGTAGGCGAGAGCGCGCCGAACATTACCGAGCACGTCCGGCCCTGATAGTCCTCGGTCAGCGCAGTGTAAACCATCGCTGTTGGCACCCCAGAGAGCTGCATAGTTACGCCACGCGCTGAAAGGTCCGTTGTCTCCTCTACCGGCGATATTGTTCCGAGCGTCCCGAGCCCGAGGTAGCCAATGCTGTTGTACGTGATCGTCCCGTAGCCGCTCCAAAGGTAAACCGGAGTCGAGAAATTTAGTTCCGCCATGAGTATCGGCGAGAGCTGCGCGGCGGTGACCTCCGTGACCATGTCCGCCGAGATCGTGCGACCTGCGGTTGTGATGCTCATGATGCTACGTCCTCGATAATTGAGAAGTTCACGCCGTAAATAGAGGCGAGGTCAATTGACCACTCGGTCGATCCGGATGCGAGGCGGAAGACGCCTTTCGCGTTTGCGTAGGTGATCGGCGTGCTTGCGGCGTAGCTTGAACGAAGCACAGGGAACACTTCAACCGATGATGACGAATTGACCTGCACGACTTTGTAAAGGCTCGTTGAGATTTGCAGCCAGTCGCCAAGTGCGAAGGAACCGGTTGCGCCACCAAAGGTCAGCGTCGTGGCGTTTGCCGTCGCCGTGGTTACCGTCAGCGTGCCGGTAACGCCCCCGCGATTCGTCGGGTTAGCATAGTCTTGAAAGTAGAACGTGCCGCGTTGCGCCGCGAGCAGGAACGCAATTACGGCCTCAGCGTCCGCGCGCACCATAGGAGGGCAATCGACCGAGCCGAGCCATGCCTGACCCGTCCAATTGTATTGCTGAGTCTGCATCGTAAACGGCGATGTGTTGCGCGACACGGCCGAGACGCCCGTGAGCGACAAACGCGAAAGGTTAAACGGAGACGGCGGAGAAAGTGGGTAGGAGATAGCCATGACGATTAAGCGAACGCTGCGCGATAGCTTCCCCCGCGGCGCACCATGTCGGGAATCTCGGCCTTGAGGCGCCGCCGCTCTTGTTCAAGGATTGGCACCAGCTCGGCGCGACTGACTCCCGCCGCGATGTTGTAGTTGACCGTGACGCCGCCTGAGCCCCCGCCGCTGCTGCCCATTGCGCCGTTCGGCACGATGCTGCCCGAGGAGCTTGGTACGAATAGCTCTGGGCCTTTTTCGCCGACCATGTATGCACCGCCTGCGCCGACGGGTCCGCCCTCGGCGCGGAAGCCCTTCAGGATCGCGCCACTGATTCCCGCCGCCAGCGGAGCGGTAACGGTCTGATTAAAGATCATGCGCATTAAATCCATTCCGAGCGACCGGATAACTTCGCCGAGCTTTTGGCCGCTGAAAATCGCGTCTTCGAATCCGCTTGCGATAATGTCGCCAGATTTGCGCGCGATGATTTGGAGATCGGTTTCCAAAACCTTACGCTTGCCGATGAGTTCATTTATTTTTGGAAGAGTAACAAGCATTCTCTCAATCGCTTCAACTTCATCCACTGTTAGCATTTTTTTAGATGTGTCTCTATTTGCTATTAAGGCTTCATCCGCGCGACGCAGAGCAAGGAGCTGTGTCAGCTCAGCATTGACTTGAGCTTGCTGCTGTTTTTCGTTTAGCAGCGAAAAGTTGTATTGATCCAGTACTTTATTACTATCCTCAACGGCTTTGTTGTAATTTTCCAAAGAGTTAAAACTAATTACTCGCCATTCATTAACTAATTTCTGCACCTCTACTTCTTTTTCCAAAGAATTGAGTGATGAACTTTTTGCCGGATCATTTGGCCTCGCTTGAATTTTTCCAATGTCCGTAAAAAGCTGTTTGAATTTTTCGTTGGTAGTTTGTCCAAGCGAATTAAAAGTGTTTTTTAATTCTTCGAGTTGCTTTGTTGCTTCCGCAATTTTTGGAACATCTTTTTCAGCCCTTATTTTATCGGCAATGCTGAAGGACTCAACTTTGCTGACTCCGAAAATTTGATCTTTTAGGTTGAGAGCTGCATCGGCTGCGAAAACCAATCCTTTTTTCAAAAACATTACTCCTTGATCGACCGCTCCAGTTACTCGCGTCAGTTTGTTTAATTCATCGGATGTAAGCGCAAACTTTTGCGAATTCGCCTCAACGTCTTCCATCATTGCGTTGACGCT